CGGTGCAACTTTGAAATTACTGTATCTCTTCCTCCTCACCTCTCCGCCGTTTCTGTCTCTTTCTGCACCGGATGTATTTCCTTCCAATGCCTCTAAATCCTGTGCTATGACACCATCGACTATACCAACGTGTGCGATTCTATTTTTCTCTGCGCTAAAGTAAAAAGATACATCGCCCGCTTGTGGTTTTGTATGCCACCGCCCGGCACGCTTAAATTGAATCGCTCCGTTCGGTGTAGATTTAAAGTAATCTCCACAGAGTGCAGCTTGCCCTCTTTGATAAGGATTCATATATCCCCCTTTCTAAAATGAGAAACTTTTTTCTCAACTCTTCTCAACTTTTCTCAACTCTTCAAAAAAGGGGAACGATCCTTGACCGCTCCCCCTCGTCTTTACTTCTTCAGATTCACTCCCGGGCCAGTCGTCTTATCGGGATTCGGTGTTACCCCCGGGCCATGATTGACATCCTCATCGCCTACACCTCGACCATAGCCGACAGGGTGCACAGAATTATCAGCTTTCCCCTTACTGGGAACGGGAATCTCTTGTTTCTTCTCATCCTCATCGATTCCGTCATATCTCCCAAATGGTTTTGTCTTATTCATGATGATTTCTCCTTTCTTAATCCGTTAACTGCTTCTTAACCTGATTAGCTCCTGTACTTGCTAAACCTGATACAATCCCGACAGCCAAGGCATTAATTACATCCTTTGCAGGAAAATCGGGCATGGTATACATCCCGACAACGCCAAGGATTGCCCCGACAAATCCGCAAATTACGGGAATGAACTTATTATCCAGCTTCTCCCATGCCTTGCACCCCATGCCGATTAGGTAGGTGATGACTGTGATTGCTACTACTGCTCCAACTCCAAAATCCATTTTCTTTCTCCTTTCATGCTGCTATAGGTAATTTTTCGACTTCTCCGATTGCTTTTTCCGCTAAACCGTTCCCGCCGATTGCTTTATATGGTTTATACAGGTATTCGATTAGTTCTCTGTATTCTGCGTATGTTATGCTTCCACGTGCGATATATTCTTCTGCCTGAATTCGGATTCTTGTGTTCATCAATCCTTTCAGGCAATCAAGAATTGCTTTGTCGTGGTCGCTTACTCTTTGGCGTGACTGAAACAGATACATGACGAAAGCCCAAAAACCACTACTCGCAAAGATTGCCCCTACTATCCCCAAGATGAACGTGCTGTTTGTGATAATCTCCATCTTCTCCCCCCTTTCTACCCTATAGGCTTTTTCTTCATACTAGCGTTAAGGGTGTTTTCATTCCCTCGCAATAAAAAAGAAAAGGGCAAGTTTCCTTGCCCCCCCCTCTTTACTATTTCGCCCATTTCTTCAGGTCGCTCTCTGTATAGAGTTGTTCCCCGTTATAAGTGATCCGCAGAATTTTCTTTAATATCTCGTCCGACTTTTCAGGATCTCCGATTGATTCCTTGTACAGTGACTTGTATTTAGAGGTAACTGCGGTTTTGATACTACTTCGGATTTTATTCTCATCCTTTCCGAGTGACTTCTGATACTCTACGAATTCGTTCAAGCTGTCTTCGCTATCCTCTGTATTCTCAAACAACTTTTCGGCAAGTTCCTGATTCTCAATCGGCTTCAATTTCTTTATTGCGCTTTCCAGTGCCTTGTCTATCATGGCGTCACTATAGCCCAAGTTTCTAAGTTCTTCCTGCTCCTCGTCTATCTGTTCTCCATCAAGCTTCTTCTTTGCCATTTCCTGCACAGTCTCATTTTTAGAAAGCGTTCTTTGCATTGCCTTGTTGACTGCTTCATCGCCTAGGTGCTTCTTCATATCCTCAATGATGTAGTCCCCCGTCTTTTGGTCGCCCAGCATATAGGCTTTTAAAGCACGTCCTAAGAAACGCTGTATATTGTCGTAGCCTTGATATACCTTCTCTGTATGCTCCTTTCCGTCCTCGTCTTCCACCGTTTGATTCTTCGTCCGTCTGTGATGCATATTAATCATCGCTTTATCTCTTTCATATTGTGCCTGTACATTCTTAAGAGGACTATCAAAAATAGCAGTATCATAGACTGCCCCTATATCCCTAAGCATATTATAAAGCGGTATCCCGGATAAATTTGCCGCATTGATCATTTTATAAAACGTTCCACCCAATCCCCGTCTTGGATTTCCGCTTATTAAATTCTGAATTTCCGTTATCCCGTCCAAGAAATCCATTAATGGCTTTATGGTAAGGTTGTTACTGTAATATCGTTTTCCATTTAAACGGCTTAAAACAATTTCCATTACATCTTTTGCAATAATCACCCAATTAACAGGATTGATATTTTGGAAGTAGTCATTAATGAAATGGTCTAACCATCTTTCCCCGAACTTCTTTTCTTTATCCCTGTCACGCATTGCGGAAAATACAGAAGCCGCCGCCGATACCATTGCACTGGATATTACTATACTGGATACTACCGTCCCAACCTCTCCGGCAGTAGCTTTCCCCCTCTTCACATCATAAATCAGACGATACATCATGTTGTAGGTTTTGGAAGGTTCACTCATAAAGGACGTTGCAACTTTCGCCATTGCGCTCTTGTCCTTCATTGCGTCTGTTCTGTTTAAGACGGTATCAACTACCTGTGTTTTATCAATGATGTCATTGAATATCTCTGCTGCCGCCTTGTAGTATTCCTCCGTTCCTTTCTTAAAGTTTGTAGTATCCTCTACTTTCTTTTCAGACGCATACCATAAGCGTTTCCATGCTCCCTCGTCTCCTTTTTCAAGAAGATAAAAGCTAACGGCATTGATCTTGTCTCGTACGCCTGTTTCTCCGGTCATAAGGCTTCTTGTGCTTCGCCCTAAGTTTATATCGTAAGAACCGCCCATAGCTTTCCACCTTGCTATAGGAGCGTACTTCTGGCATAGCTCCCATTCTGTATTCGCTTCACTTAACGGAAGGGATAAACCTTGCATTAAATACTTTGTTTCGATTGCCGCCATAGCTCTCATGTAAGAAAAGGGCTGTTGCGCCGCTACACGCAAGTTATTCCCGATTAAAGCCCCCTTGTATAAGCCCGCAAGTCCATAAGCCATTTTTCCTATGTCTGTATCTTCTCCACGGCTACCGTTTAAATCTCTAAGAAGGTTCATATAATAATCCGTTCCCCCCTTACCCATGACACGGGATATTTGTCTGTGCACGGAATCGCCGTTTTCGTTACTCATATTGTAGAATTTCTGCATATCGGTAATTGCAGGAAAATAAGCCCCGTACGTTGTCATTTCATCGATGTGATTTACCATGACATCGAATATGTCATCGATGATAATGGGATTGTAGGCTTCTTTCTGTAATGCTTTAGTCATCCCCTTATTCTTTAAGGTGGACATCATTTTTTCAAGGTCTGCATTCTTCATGGTTAGGCTGTCGCCGTCTACCTTAATCGGAAAATAATTCTTTTCCGTAAATTTATCGTAGCCATAAACCGCATTACTTGCTTCGTTTCCGACCATTGCCGTCTCATTGGAAAGAATGCTCCCTACCAACTTGGCAAGAGCAATATCTTTCTCTCCTAGATGTTCTTTTATTACTGAATTCATATCTTTCGATGATAGCTTATATGTGTTTCCGTCACTGTCTATTTTCCCAAAAATTCCTTTTGGCTTTCCTTTTATCTTAAAGCCGCCAAGCTTAAAATTACCCTCTTCCCGCTCGCCTGTTTCATCATTCATTATCTCCCCGAAAAGGTGCATTCTTCCTTGGTCTCTTATTGTGTACATATACAAGGACATTAAATTTGCTTTAGTCATTTTTACGCTTTGTTCCTGCATATTGTCCAAGTTCGTAGCCGTAAACTTGATTTTTTCTTTTGATAGATTCTTCGTGTACTCCGGTGTGATCCCGAGCTTTTCCATTTCTTCATGGTACTTATCCATAATGCTTGCGAATGCAAGCGTCTTTTTATCTCTTGCATTTCTAAGCATTTTATAGATTTTGTCTCCACCCTCGCCCATTGTGTGGAAATAGCTAAGCGGATCTAGCATATTGAATTTCAACCCGTTCTTTACCCCGCCTACAATACCTGCGTATTCCGTAGCGTTCTTCTCTTTCTTAAGGTCGCCAATGACAGCATTGGAAACATCGCTGATTCTTTCATTGCTCTTCTGTGAAACATATTTATTTTGGCTTTCTACAAGATGTTTAAAGCCTTGCAAGCTGTCACGCAAAGTATGCAGGTCATCCGTACTAAGTCGGTTCATGTTTCCATCGATACCCGATACGGCTTCTTCTATTTCTGTAAGGCTCTCTTTTAAATTCGGGTCTATCGGAAAATATACACTCTTCCCGTTATCTTCCGTGAATATATCCCCATTGTCCTCTGCTTCTTGTATACGCTCTTTAAGAGCCTTTAAGTCTCTCTCAAACTCCTTTGCCGTCATTTCGATTTTCGGCTTCTTCTCATAGAAAGCGTCATAAGAGGAAAAATCTACAGCGGAAAGCACAGGCACTAAATCTTTTA